AGTTCCGGTTCTTGGCGACGTTTTCTTTCTTGCCAGTGTTCACCCGGCGGAATAAGCGCAGCGCATCTTGATAGGCTTTCTGCGCCCGGAAGGTCTCGGCGGTGATCTCAAAAGCCAGAACCTGATCACGGCTTGCCGTAGCGGCGGCGGTGAGATCATCTGCCTTCAATGCCGTCATGAGCCTACGCCCTGCCAGGCGCTCCGCTGCCATAGCCTGACGCGGGTTAAGCTTGCTGGCCGGCTGGCGCCCGACAATGATCTTCGCGGCGGCCCTAGCGTTTTCGCGCAGCAAGGCGCGAGAACCAACGGCTTTGGTCAGCGCCATATGCTGAGCATGGATGGCGCGTCCCCGGAGCTGGCTATGCACGGCCTCGTTGGCGGCCCGCTCCAGCGCTTCGCGCGAGGTGGTCTCGCCGTACCGCTCAAGCATGCGACGGTCGGTCTCGGCCTTGATCTCGTCGGCTTGTTTTGGAGCGGTAGCTAGATCGTTCAAAAAGGCCTCAGGGCTTTCGTATCCAAACAGGTCATAAACCACCTCTGGCTCTAAGCCGTTTTCACTCGTGATCAGGCCATATGGACCAAAGCCGAAAGATGTGAGGTCAATGTTTGGATAGCGCTCCTTGATCGCTGCTCGCGATAGTTTATGCGGCCCTTCAATCTTTTGTCCGTCTGGCCCAATGCCGCGTGCGATAAACCGCCTCGCCCGATTGACCGGCTTGTCCGCCACTTCCGCCGTGACCTCCTCGCGGATGGCCCTGCGCTCTGCGGCGTGCTGGCGTTGCAGCCTCCGCATCTCACGGCTTCTCGCGCCAGACAGCCATTGCATGTCTCGCATGAGCCGCGCCGACAGATCTCCGTTCGCTTCGCGCGTGGCCTGCGCCGTCAGCTCCTGATAGCCTTCCCATTCTTGCTGAGACATGAAGGCCGGTTTGGTTGCAAAGGCCGGCGTGAAGCCCAGTCCTTCTTCCGCACGCTGAACATTTGTCCGCGCAATAAAGAAGCGATCCATTGCCTGGCGCACTTCGTCCGACAACGGAGCGCCCAGGAATGCTTGGATGTCACCATACACTTTGAGCATGAACTCTTTGAATTGCTCAAACAGGCTCTTGAGCCGAGGCGTCGGGGCCTCGCCAGTGGCGAAGTAAGTCTCCGCCATCCGCGCAAAGGCTTCGTGGTAGGGCCGACGTTGCTCAAACGACAGCGAGTTGAACCACTCGATTACGTCCTGCTCTGGCCGTGGGCCTTCCGGAGCGGCTGGGCCAATAGGCGGTGGCGGTGGTGGTGGTGGCGGAGCGGCTGGCGGGGCTTCCGTCGCGCGCCGACGATCAACAAAATGATAGTCTGTGCCGCTATCGCCCTTAATTGCGCTTCGCGCGCGGAGTGCGGGGTCCATAGATTTCGGATCGTCCAGCGGTAGCAGGTCAATCTCGCCCTTGTTATGCGCGTCTAGCAGTCGCGCCTTAAATGCTTCCAATGAGCCGGCGTCAGGCTGCTTTCGGCCATAAGCGTCGTAGATTTCCGCAATCGACGCCTTGTGAATGAACTTGCCTCCCCCTGGAATAGATGTCTCAACGCCGCGCGCGATTTCGTTAATCTGTTCTGCAAACCCTTTTGGCGCTGGCGGTGCGCCGTCTTGGCCTTCTTGCGCCAACACCGCAGGCCCGCCGCCAAGGATTGCCCGCCTTGCTTTTGGGGTCAGGTTGAACCCAATGACGGTAATTCTTTTATTTTCAATTTGCTGCCCTAACGACCCAAGAAACTGCCCAAGAACTTCGTCATTTTTGATAGTGCCAACTGTGATTGTTCGTTGCTCCAACGGTATGCCGTACCGTTGCGACAAAGCCTCCAAAGCGGCTGGCACTCTTTCGCCATATGCTTGCACGGCACCGCGTGGCGGGTTCTTAAGGAAAACGCCATTCTGAATTTTAGGTCCAACAAACCAAACACCGCGCTCACCATCCTTTGCCGCGCGATTAACCTCAAGAGCGACCAACGCGCTCAGCCAAGTCTTAGACAACGGGGTTCCTGTTTCCGGCTTGTCTTTTGCCGCCACAGGCTTATAGCCCTTTTTGGCTCCCTCTTGATGCGCAAAGGACTGCAGCTCTTCAAACACGCGCCCTACTGACCAGCGCTGAGAGCGGCTGTGCATCAGGTTGCCTTTTTCCGTGTGGAAGTGCGGATCTATAAATTCTGAACCGACGCCTTTAGGAATTGTATAGACGCTTTCGCGGTAACCCTTTCCGCCCCGCAGCGCAAAATTTTTGTACATAGCGGCGTCAACTGTATCTGCTGATGCGTCGTCCAATCGAGTAATTAGATTTTCTAAAGCATTTTGGAACGAAGGAAACAAAACCGGACGATTAGCAAAAAAGTTTTCGCCATACGCAATGCTTGTAAGAACATCAGTAGCAAACTTGATTGCTGACGTTGCAATTTTTGGCTTGAAATCTTTTCGTTGCAGCTGCAGCTTGCCTTCACTTACGAGGGCGCGAACTTCTTCAATGCCAATGTTTCCTTGGCGCTTGGCAAAGTCTGGGCCAAGAATGTAGTTGATCATCTCCGGGCTGACGCCTGCTTTTTTCAGGTCGTTAACCCAAGCTTGCGCGACGCCGTTCTTGCGTGCGCTTTGCTCCAGCGCGCGTTCAGCAAGCGATGCAAAACCGATGTCTGTTGTGGTGCGTGATTGCGCCAACAGGTTCGGACTATCAGCGAAGTCGGGGTCGAAAGCGGCGTGGATGGATCGGATGTTGGAGGGGTCGAAGACAAGGGTTTCGCCGCCATTTATGGGCGAATATACGTAATCATATTCTTCGTTCTCAATATTTCTGAGCAGCCTGCGGCGGGCTTGCTGTTCTTCTTGCGTCAGAATTTGAATGTCAGAAAAAACAAGTTGCGTTTCTTCTTCGTCGGCGGAGTATTTCCGGCCTTTTATATAAACCTCTTTGATTTGTCCGTCTTGGGCGCCCTCAATCCAATCTTCAGAATATCTCCGATCAGATGCCAAATATGTATCTCGGCCAAACGCTTTAAAGTCCGCTGTTGTCCCATGATACAGCACCGTATCCGTATCATACCCCATCGCCCTTGCCCGCGCCATGCGCCCCTCAAGCGACATGTCTAGGCCCTTGGCCTTAGCCCGCAACCATTCCTGGGCCTCAATCGGATCCTGGCCCAAATAGCCTTCTTGTTGCGCTTGGAACACCACGCTTTCGGGCAGGGCCTCACCCGGCTCAATGCCGGAGCGCTTGATCGCCTCGTTAAGAAGCAGGCGCATATCGTCAAGGTGTTGTTGCTGCCGCGTGGTCAGGATCTCGCCGCGCTTCTGCCGGTCCAGCAAATCCAGCGCGATCTTGTTGTTCACCTCCAAGAAGTGGTGACCCAGCTCGTGCAGGAAGGTCGAGAAGTCGCTGTTGGGGCTCAGCTCGATCCGCTGTTGGGCAATGTTGTATTGGCCTCGCCGACCGCCTTCGAAGCCCGCGCCGAGCGTTTCAGCTCCCTCGGCGACCGCCGGGGCAGGCTCCGGAACCACACCATCAGGTCTTCCTGCAAGTCCGGGGGCAGGTCGTCCCGGTCCAGCAAGCTGTTTATATCCGGTTTGGGTTGTGCGGACTGTTCTGCCATCTGCGTTAACCTTTTCGTTAACTGTATCAGTGAATGCGGAAAGATCTAGGCTTTCTGGCGCAAGCAAAAAATAAGTGCTTGTGCTTGTAAACTCCATCCTTCCGTCGGGGCCAGTAACCTCATAGGTTTGCGTTGTCTCGTATGGCTTCCAGCCAGTAATAGGCACTCGCCGCAAAAAGGTTTGGTAAACCCGTGCGTGCGCCGGGGTTGCGCCAGTAAACACAATCGGCTGGGTTAGGTCCGGGTTGGTCAGAATAAAGCCACGCGTGGCGAGGAACATCGAGCGGAACAAGCTGCGCGCAGTTGCCTGCTCGGTTTTTGTTTGCGCTCTTTCGGCGGCTGTCGGTCTTTCCGTAACGCCCCTGTAAAAGCTTATTGCGTTTAGATAAGACCGCCCAAGACCGTTAAGTCCAGAACCGTAAGCAAAAAACTCAGTGCGCGCCAAACGCCGTTTGTGTTCGGGCTTGGCCTTGTACTTTAAGACCGCCTCAATAACCGCTAAGTCTTGCGCCCCAATCGATCCCGGTTCAATGGTCGCAGTGACGTTTTCAGCGTACCATTCCAGAACCTGCTGGTCAGAAAACGAGAAAGCTTCCGAGAAGGATTTGGCTTCTTGGCCGAGGGTTTCTTCTGGCCCCAACGTCTCATCCTGCACCCTCTGCCCCGTCACAGGGTCATAGCCCCGCTCGCGCAGGAAGCGCTGGCTGGCCGGGGTCAGCTCCTGGCCGTTGCGGATGCGGTCCAAAATGCGCGTAAGCTCAGCCGCGTCTTCGCGACCCATGTTGATCAAGGCGCGCTCGTTGGTCGTCAGGGCCTCGCCGCGCGCTTGCTTGTCCTGCGCGGCCTGGACCATGGCGGTCCACTCTGGCGTGCCGAACTCGGGCAGCACCGGGATCTCGCGCGTGACCGCGCGGACGATCGGCCCGCCTTCGACCGGAGCGCCCTCTTCGATCGGCTGGCCCAGATTAGGCCCAACCTGCATTTCGCCAATGCGCAGGGGGTAGCGCGTCATCGCCTCGCGCGGCGTAATACCCAACACCTGGGCTATGACGCCATAGCCTTCAGCTGCGATCTTGGCATAGGGGATGGCCGAAGCGCGGCCAAGCTGCTGAGCCGCGCCAGCCTCGCCGACCACTGGCTCTATTGCAGCGGCAAGCTGCGCCCGCACTGGCTCAATAGCCCGTTCCAACTCGGCTTGCACATCCAAGACGCCAGCCTGCAATTCAACGTCATTTTGCGCTGCTGCTGCCAGGCGCTCGGCGACGGCAATGGCTTGCTCCTGCCCCTCGGTCGCTAGAACCTCCAGTTCGCGCCGGGTGTAGAGCAAAGGGTTGGTCTTGATGATTTGGACCGCCGCGCTTGCCAAGTCGGTCTTGGTGACAGACGCCACAAAATCCCCAATCGGGATTTCCATCGCAAAGCCTGACGCCTCCGCCGCCGCAATGGTTTCCGCCGTGCCACCCATGCGGCGCACGATATCCTCGACCGTCGTGTTCTGCTCTTGGGCCAACTGAGCCGCATCGGCGAGGGAGACATAGATCGTCGAAACCGGGCTTTCTTCGGTCGCCTCGTTGATAAATTGCGCCAGCTCGCCCCGGTCGCGATCAACAAGGCGGGTGCGCCCTGCCGTCTCAATAGCCCTTTCGACAAGTTCAATGCGACCTGTAGCCGTTTGCGCTCGCTGTCGCTGCGCCCGCAAGTCACGCTCACGAAAATAATTCTCAAGGGGTATGGTGGCGGGCGATGTCACAACGGTTACGCCAGCGCCGCCAATAACGCCTTCAAGCCCTGCTTGGCCAGCGCGCGCTAAGCTTTCCTGACGCAGCGCTTCGCCCAAGCCAAAACCAACCGCTGGCAAAGCGGCGACGCCTTCAGCCGAAGCTAATGCCGTTTGGCCGGTAGCGACGTTGACGATCTCTTGCAAAAGCTCGGTGAACCCTTCCACCGTACCCGCTTGAGCGGCGCGGCTTGCAACCTGGCGCAATGCATCTTGCCCCGCCGGGGTTTGCAACAATTCATCGACCACTTCCTTGGCCGGCTTGTTCAAAAGCCGATCAACGCCGGGGATTGCCAAGCGGGTCAGAAGCAAATCTGCGCCTGTTTCAAGCACGGCATTGATGCCGCCAGTGACAAACGCTGCGCCCCGCGCCGTCTCCCGGTCAATGCGCGTTCCGTCGGCCAGACGCATGTTCTGATATTCGAGAAACGCAAGACCGGCCTCTTGCCGGAAATTGAAAAAGGATTGAGAGGCCGCAAGGCCTAAGCCGCCGCCTATGCGACCGCCAGTGACAACGCCTTCGGGCCTGCGTGTAATAGCGCCACCGATCAAGCCGCCGCCGACTGCGCCAGCAGCAACCCCAGGCGGGGCTTCCAACAAACCAATCGCAAGCTGTGCGCCCGTGTAGCCAACCGTTTCACCAACCCAAGCAGCAACGCCAAACTCTTCTCTTGCGCGTTGCGTGCGCTCAAACTCTGAGGTTAACAGCGCGATCTCTTCACGCGTCCGAACATCAGTCGGCGCGCTGCGTCGCGTGAGATCGTCGAAAAAGATCCGATCACCAAGTTCGGCCTGCACACGCGCGCGAGCGCCACCGAGAACGGCGCCAGACACAGCCCGCTCAACATACGGAAGCAGTGGCGCTCCGGGGACAATCGCGCCTGCGGCTGTCGCGAAAGGCTGAGTTTGGCTGACATTGCGACCGGCCTGCAAGGTCTCGCGCGGAATAGACTGCGCAAACGAAACCACCTCAGGGAGCATGGTCACGCCTGGAACGAAAGGCGCGGCTGCCGTGCGAAAGGCGTTAAACACATTATCCAGCGCGCTAAGCTGGTCTGTGTCGTCAGCCATGATGCGCGCGCGGTTTTCGTCACCAAAAGCGCGTCTCACGGTTGGCGAGTTCGCCACCGTATCCATGGCGTTTGTGCGGCGCAGGTTATCAACGCCAGCGGCTCTGGCCGCCGCAAGCGGTATGTTTTGCCGTTCGGCAAGCCTGCGCATTTCGGCTTCGGTTCCGGGTTGCACATTGCCGAAGCTGGCCAAAGCCATATTGACGCGAGCGATTGTGCCTTGTGCGCGCAGCTCTTGCGCGCGAGGCGACAAGGCCGGTTGCTCTGGTCGGGAAACACGCAGGGGGGCGAGAAAGTCTTCTTCTTCTTCCATCAAGGCGCCCTAACAATTTCCTCGCCGCGTTGTTCGGCAATGTACTGGCGGACAATATTCTCTTCGAGACTTGGATTGTAGCTTTCGCTTCGGGTTGAGCCAGCCGCCACGGCTCGCTCGTAGGCAATGGCAAAAGCGGCTTCGATGCGGTCTCGATCTGGACGCGGGATGTCTCGATAGCGAAAGGTTGCCAGCGGACGCTCTGACGGAGCAAAAAACCCGCCAGATGAACGAATGCCGCGCCCCATTTGTTGCAACAAAAAGTTTTGCAATTCATCTTGGCTAAGCACGCGGCCAAGACGCTGTTGCTCTGCTTGGACCAAATCGCGCGCCCTGTTTTGAATGGCGGCAAATTCTTCCCCGCTTGATGGTAAATCAAGTTGCCTCAACACGTCGCGCAACACAGTGGCGTTTGTGCCGGTCATGGTGACTACGTTGGGATCTGTTTGAGCGCCCGCGCTTCTGCCGCCTCTTGGCTGCGTCAAGCTTTGATAATCTGCCACAAGATCTCTGTAGCGGCTTTCGCCAAGCGTTGGCCGCATTGCTTGGATTTCTCCTGGCGTCATAGCCGCAATGCGTTCTTCGTAGTCTTGAGCGCCAGCGAGCGCGGCCCATGCTTGGTTTTGCTCTATTGTCGGCGGTGCGCCGCGAATAATTGAGCTGGTAAACCGTTCTTGATCAGTCGGCGACAGATTGGCAAACGCTCGGCTTTGCAAAGCCGCCGTTGGATTTTGTTGCGCCAAGCGAACCAAGCTTTCATAAGCCTGCGCCTCGGCGTTCCGAATGCGCTCTTCTTCCATGCTCACAGCACGGTTCGTAAAAGTGCGGGCGTACTCATAAGCGCTGCGATCAAGATTGCCGTTTTCGTCAGTCAATGCTTCACGCAACGCGCGATCACGAGCAGGGCCGCGCGTATCGTTACGCGTTACGGGAAAATTCCTTACAATACTTTGCGCCGCCGCTTCACCGCGCGAAACAGCGCCCGCTTCACGAATGCGGTTTTGCGCCGTGACCGCCTCCTCCGGCGTCATGCGCGCTTCGCCGTAGCGGTCCAAGAATGTTTGAGCCTCTTGGATGCGATTGCCCTCGACCAGGCCCTCAATCACAGCGGTGGCCGCAGCGCTAGTGATGGCCGTTGCATCGACAGGAATGCCGCTAACAACCCGCTGATCAGCAAGGGCTTGGTCAATTTCTCCAAAAAACACATCGGTTTCTGGCGACAACGGGTCTCGAATAATGTTTTGCGTCGCGGTGTCGATGCGCGTTTGGTTGGCGGTTTCGGCAAAAGCCGCGCCTTGACGCGTAAAGTGGCTGAATAAATTGCTCTGAAACCGTGTCCTGGCCCGACCAATATATTCGTTGACGTCCTGTTGCACGACAGGCGGAAGATTGGCGGTGCGTTCGCCAACAAAGCGATCAAAATCGCCTATCCTTGCGGCGACAGGATCGCGCCCATCTTCGCCGGGGCGCAACGCATTTTCGCCTTGCAGCGCGCCATATTCGTCAGCCTGCTGCATGACAAAGGCGTCAATGTCGTTTGTGATCGATGCCACGCGCGCACGGTTGAACAACTCCTGCTGTTGCAACACATACTGCCCCAGCGCGCTCCCGATCCTGCCCATGGCCTCGCCGGCCTCTTGGATCTGGCGGCCAGGCATGGCGGCCTGCTCCATAGTGAGCGGCGCCCGCGCCTCGCCTTGGCGGATCGTCGGCTGCAGGGGTTGCGTGTCGTAAGTGGGGACGCGCGGCATTATGTCCCCCTGTTGAAAATGCGGCGCATCCAGGCCGGGGCGTCCACGTTAACGTCAGCGCCTTTCATCTGAGCGTAGGTCAGCCCAGTCTGCGCCGCGCCGGTTAGGAGCGAGGTTGCGCCAGACAGGAAGGGGTTGATCCCTCGAGCGGTCGCCCGCGCCATAGAGGCTTGGCCGCGTTGGCCGGTCGCCTCCATGCGATAGCCCCAGGCCTGGCGCAGGGCATTGGCCTCGGCTGTTTGCACGTCGCGCGCGGCGAGGTAGTCGGTCGAGGTCTGCAAAGCGACCGCCGTCTCCGACCCCAGGTCAATCATGTTGCTGGCAAGGGCCGTGCGCTGGCCGCTTTTGATTTCAGCCGCACGCTGCCGGATAGCCTGTTGCTGGGCCTCGCCCTGCATCATGACATCGCGCGCCTGGCCCTCGGCCATGCGGGCATTGACCTCGGCAATGCGCGCCTGCGAACGCAGAGCCGTGCGTTGGCCTTGAGCAGCGTAGTAAGAGCCGATCCCCTGGGTGACGGCAGCCCCGCCCTGAAGGACTAAAGCAGAAAAACCCACATCATCCCCCAAACGAAACGGTCGTGGTCATAGACACAATGGTCAACGGTACAGGATCGACCTGCCTAACGACAACTTGTCCTTCCGTCGTCCAGGCCGGCGAAATATCCACCTCCACCTCACCCGTCTGCAAACCGGGCGGTGAGCCGTAGGGCTCGGTCGTGCGGATCTTGGCTTCGGTCAGGTGATCGGCGTCCGGGCCGACATAGATCCCGCTGGATTGATAGACGCGCAGCGCAACGGCCTTGATGTTTTTCTTGGTCGCCTGCGCGTAAGCCTCAACCTCGACGGCCAGGGGCAGGGTTTGGAGATCGCTGACGATCGGCAAGCCGACATGCACAAGGGAAGCGGCTTTGTCTAAGGTGATCTGCCCGCCGTTCACAACTCGAGGCGGCATGACCGCGCCGTCGGCGAGGATATAGACCGCCTTGCCTTCGAGGTGAGACAGGCCGCTGATCGTGGTGGCCGCAGCCCCGGAATAGGTCAGGCCGCAATCCACCCCGAAGAAGTTCTTGAGGTCTTGAAAGTAGCGGCTCGAGAGGCGCTCGACATAGCGCTTTGTGGCGGTGCCAATCGTGCGGCGCACGACGGCATAGAGAATATCGTCGTTGCCCTCACTCACCACGGCTATGCTCTCGAAGAAGCCGTCTTGCGTGTCGTGGCTGTGCCAGGCATAGACCTGCTGCTCTGGCACATAGGTCAGGCCCAGCAAGCGGCCATCGCTCGAGACGGCCCAGACGATCGGGATCGGACCCTTGGCGTAGGCAAGATCTTTGATCGTCTTGTAGTCAAACAGGTGCGCGGCGCGCAGGCTGAGATCGATAGAGATGTAGCTCTGGATATCGTTGTCGAAGCCGATCGCGCGCACATGCCCGCCCCGCGCGGCGGCATAGATCGCCACCGTGTTGGCAGTGACAGGCTGCACATGGGACGCGCCGATATACGACTGCGGGCGCACGGTGATCGTGGTCGGCGCAAGGAGATCGCCTGAGCTGCCCACGCGCCACTCTGCGCTCTCGGTCAGCAGGAGCAAGTCACCGATCACCACCGCATGCTGGATGCTGTTGGCCTCGCGCGCGGCGATCTTGACCGAGATCGCGTCATCATCACGCACGGGGATAGAGTAATCCAGATTACTCTCGGTCCCGGCTTTGGTCATCCAGAAGGTCTGCGGCAGGTTAGGCGTGCCGGCAAAGACGCGGCGCTGCTCGTAGTAGCAGACTGCGCCGGGGAAGTCGGAGGCGAACGGGTTTTGGTTAAGCGGCGGGGCGCGAGAGGTATCGGGCGCAATGTTGTCGTCCACCAGGGTCGTGCCGGTGGATTGGCCGATAAAGCCGTAGATGCCACCGCTCTCGCGGTAAACATTGCGGCGGGCGCTGGTCGCGAAGTTGATCGTGTTGAGCGCGCCAGTGTCAAATAGCTGGTTGCTGGCGGTCACTGGCGCAGACGGGTTGCTCTCGTCAAGCTGGTCGTCAGCGACGCGCGTGGCCACATAGCTATAGGTCTGGGCCAACGATGGTGATGATCCTAGCGTTGGGGTCACGCTGGCGATCGTCGGCGCGGCAAGCGTCGAGCCGAAGGTAATCGTGTTTAGGACATACTTCGTCGCGCCCAAACGGCGCAGCTCGCGCGGCGCGTAGTTGGGGTGCGTGATCGTGATCACATCCCCAGACTGCACATAATGCAGGTCGAACAGGTCGGCCTCGGCATAGGGCGACGGGATTTGATACACCGTCCCCATCTCGTACCACTGGCCGGTCGGGGCCGTGACAGCGGTGCCGGTGTAGCCGTAATAGACCACGGTCTCAATCGGCTCCAGCTCGAGGTACCAATACTCGCCGCCACCGTTGAAGCCGCCAAAGGGCGGATAAGTGTAGGTAATCTCACTGATATAGATCTGCGCGCCGATCGTGGCCTGGGTCGGCAGGACCGTGCCACCATTGGTGTAGCCTGCCGGCGGTGTGCTGACGGGGCCAGCAGTCTGCACCCAAGTCGCTGAGATGACCGGCGTTGCGCCGTACTGGTTAGCCGCCACGGTAGGGTCTGATCCGGTGCTGCCCGCGACCGCATACCATGTCTTGCCGCCTGCGGTGACAAGATCGCCGGGGGTGTAGGCCGTGGCGATTGCCCACGCGCTGACGCCAGTCGTCGGAGTCAGCAGGGTCGCGCCGAAGGTGTGAAATCGAAAATACGCCTCGCCCGCTTCGATAGCCACCGTCTGCGTCGCACTGTAGCGAAACGGAAGCATACGCGTCGTTTTGGCGCTCGTTTTAACCTCGCGCACAAACTGCGTGCCGGGCCGATTGGCCACCGGCCCCTGGGGCAGGACATAGAAATTACGACACACCGCCAAGCCGGTGTTGGTCTTGACGTCATCGATGCGCCCGAACATTTCCGGGCTGACAATGCCGCCGTTGAACGAGCGCGTGTAGACTTTGGTCATGGCTGATAAGGCTCGTCATTGTAGGGCCAAATCAGCGCCCGATTGGACAGCCATGGGGCGGTGTGGCGGGTGTCGTTGCGCACACTGTTGCGACGGCGCTCGTTCGCGTCCTGCGCCATGGCTTGGCGGGCATAGCTCATGCCCGTCTGTAGCGCAGCCTGGGCGGTTTTGACCCCAGGCTCACCCTTGATGATCGGGCCTGCCAGATGGCTCGCCAGCATCCAGCTCACGGCCTGGGTAAAGAGCGGTGGGAAACGCGTGCTGTCAGTCACCAGCGAGACGTAGCGCATGCTCGCCGCGTCGCAGCTAGTGTAAATCACGCGGGTGTTGTTGGTGTCGTTGCCGATCTCGTACTCGTACTCATCAGCGTTTTCGTCGAATTGCCGCGCGCCGGAATAAATTCCGAGGATCGTCAGAAGATCGCCGGGAGCAGCGTAGCTATATTGCCAAGGGTGCGCCGCAGGGACGATCAAGGCCGCGCTGGCAAGCTGCACACGCTTCACGGCAAAGGTCCAAGGGTGCATGCGCAAGAGCGTGTCGCGCGCAATGGGGTAAAAGCGGGCGCAATGCTCGGCCTGCACTGACCCCTCTGGCGGATCAATCGACGTGATATTGGCGCGGTCGCCAATATGGCTCAGGGCGAGATTGCAGATATCGATCACGCTGGCCATGTCGCGCCTCAAAGGGTGACGGGAGGCCGAAGCCTCCCGCTAGGTTAGAGCAGTTCAGTCGTCTTTGGCTCAACGGGGAGCTTCAGGGTCTTACGAGGCTCGGGCGCCGGCGGGGCGGGCGATGTGACCTCCTCCCACCAGCTAGCCCGAGCTTCGTTAGCGACCTGAAAGACCGTGCCAGGCCGCACCCGTGAGCCGTTGTGGTATCCAAGCGCGGTTGCTCGCACGGTTTTCATTGGTCAGCCTCCGTTAAATGCCAATGCTCGCGCCAGGCGCATTAGGCAACGCCAGCCACTTCGACGGATCCTTGGTCAAGAAAGCGTCGATCGTGCCCGCCGTGGTCGTCGTGGTAGCCGTGACGCACAAGACGCCGAGATAGCGCTCGTATGTGCCAAGCGGCAAAGCCACCATGGCGATCGTAGCGCCAGCGTTCAGGAGAGCGCTGTTTGCCGCAGCGTCGTCCGTGACAATCGTGCCGGTGTCGAAATGCACCGTGGCGGTTCCGTCCGTGGCGATCGCCGCAGCAGCGTCAGAAACAAGCTGAAAACGAATCGTGCCGGCAGAACCGCCAGTGATGATCTCGGTCGCGCCGGTCTTGATCACCAGAAACAACGGCTCACCATTGCCGATATCCGAGGTGGTCGAGCCGAGGTCGATCACGTCGCCGATCAAAGCAGTGCCAGCCGTGGCCGCCACCGACACATTGTCAGCAAATTCAAGTCTCTCGTCCATAATCATTGTCGTATCTCCTAAGCGGCTGCTATTAGGCCACGCCGGCTTCGGTGTTGAGGAGGGCGTCGCAGCGACGCACGGGAATGCCAGCGAAAGCCATGACCAGCTTGCCGCCGATCTGTTCCATCGTGAGGGTCGAGCCCGCTACCTTCTCGAGCATCTGGCGACGCAGGAAGGAACGAGCGCGGCGGTTCATGTAGAACGCCGGACGGCCCAGGGTAAGCGACGGAGGCACGTCAAGCGCTTGCGTCATGAGGTCCAGAAGGTCTGGGCCGGACGCCGCATCGCCAACGAGATCTTCGCTGTTGTATTGGATGCGGACGACGTACCGCCAGTCACGCACGGACAGGCCGCAATCCCAACGATAGTGGGTGCGGTAGGCCTCCATGCGCCCGCCAGAGCCGTCGATATTCTCGATGGTCACCTGGCCCTTGTCGGCCATCTGCAAGCCGCCGACAGACGCTTTGGGGTAGATGCCGTGGCAAGTGTTCTCGCCCCAGCAGATGAGCCAGATCGAGGCATTGTCATTGCCGTCAGGCTGAGCATTGCCCTGGCGGATGACGTTCTCCCCGTTTTCCGCCGTCGAGAGGTTGAAGCGCGGGGCGAAGCCCGTGATTTCCTCAGGCGCGGTGGC